GGTTAGGTTTGGGTTATTAGTGCCGTGATACAATGGATTTATTCCAGTGTAATGACTTTGTATTTCTTGTTCGTTTTCAAACCATTTTTTAAAGTTCATATTTTATTTATGAATAAATGATTTGATATTTGGAAAAATATAAAGCTACATTGACAATAAATTTCAAGTTTGTTATTTTCACGCATCGCGTTGGGATGAAGAATGACTAGGCAGGTGTTCTCAAGAAGCAATGTGTTGTTGCTGCCCAATGCGGTTTTAAAAAGAAAGGTAACAATGTCATGTATTCAAAAGAAAATGTCAGACGCCTCATTGGTAGCGATGAATCAATCTGTAATCCGGAAAATTTTGATCCCATTGGAACACTCGACAAGAATATAAATTTTATAAACGAAAAGTACAATGGACAATTCAATAAAACAGAAGTTTTGTCGACATCATACACAGAGGGCGACAAAGAATTTGCGATCATCACATGTCGCGACATGACATGTTTAAATGAAAACAAACTTTTAATGTATCTTACCACTGGGAAAGATGCAAAAAGATTAATGCCGAACATTCAAATGGCAGTTAACGAAAACAAGCAACTGTCATTTGTAGAATTTGTGATGTGTCTTACCTATCATGATATTGAAACCGAAAGAGATGCTTTTGGAATTGATTCGAATGAAGATGGGCAAATGGAAAAATTCAAATCTTCAGTAACAAGATACAAGCATGACCCATTGTATCCTCCTCTGCCAAAAGAACCCCATGGTTCCTTGTCCGGCATAGGGTTCATCTATGACGAAGATATGGACGAAAGGGTTTTAATGGCAATAGAACTAGTAAAACACATGAAAAACGTCGTGGCAGTTCATGAGCATCAAGGCACTTTGGCAATTTACAGCAAAGATCCTTGCGAAATGGAAGAGATAGAAGTGTATGGCGACAATTGGTCTGTTGACAACTATGTGCCCGAAAACGGGAAATGGGTCGAAGTATAAAAATGAGGCTGCATTCCATAAAAGGCATTCCCTTGGAACACGTCCGGTCGATATTGAGGGTGGACCCAGCCAGCCCTTCCGGGCTGACGTGGCTGCCGAGGGGGGGCGTGTCGCGGCAAGCCAAGTCGTGGAACGCCAAGCACGCCAACAAGAAGGCTGGCAGCAAACATATTTCTATCCAAAAATGCCTGAGCTGGAACATAGGATTCCGTTATCTTGGAAAATATGTAAGTTTTAAATGTAGCAATATCATATTCCTGTTACACAATGGCTACCTAACCAAAAATATATTCGTTCAACATATCGACCACGACCCGTTCAACAACGACCCGGGCAACCTCAGGGAATGCACGCGCTCCCAGAACGCCCAGTACAGCAAGCTGAGGAAGGACAACACCTCGGGTCACAAGGGAGTGTTCCGCACCAGGTGCGGTCTCAAGTGGTACGTGGCGGTAAAGCTTGACGGCAAATACCGCCACTTCGGCACGTACGGCGACAAGGATGAAGCCGTCAGGGTGGCTACGGAAGCCAGGAGAGAGATGCACGGCGATTTCGGGAGGGTGAAATGATACACGAGTTCAGGAACCCCATGCCGGTGGAGACGCCGCTTGGCTACGGCATGCTGGTGTACGTGAGGGACGGCGGCGTGTTCTCCAACGACGTGTTCGCCATAGTCTCCGAGTCGGACGGCGTGCTGCGCCACTACCGCAGCGGTCAGTTCAGGTTCCTCCCGAACCCGACTTTCGACATCCAGAACAGGGACGAGATCAGAGAAACCAAGGACAGCTAGGAAAAGGAGTTTCACATGGACACTTTCGAGAACGCGTCGCCGCCCCACGAGCAGCCCGACAAGGTGCTGGCGAGGTGCTGGGAATGCGGCGAGACGAAAATGTGCTTCGAGCACATCGTCTGCTGCACCGGGACCCACTTCCACACGTGCGTCAAATGCAGGGAAGCCATAAACCGCAGCGAATACACGTATTCCCAGACCGAACCGGGGGCGCGACACAATGCAGAACGTTAAGCCATCCCCGGTGAGCCTCGCGCTCGCCCCCCACCTCGTCCTGATCATGGAGCAGATAAGGAACGAGGACCTGCCCCTGTACGAGGAGATACTCCGCGCTATAGAGCTGAGGCTCCAGACCCTCGAAACAAGCAAGGCTTTATAAAGGAGAGAACATGGCGTCATCGCCCTTCATAAACGACATACCGGCTGCGTACATCCGTTCCGTGCTGGAGATAGACCCCGGCAGCGAGACCGGTCTCACATGGAAACCCAGGGAGACCGCCCCCAAGCAGTGGAACACCAGGTACGCCGGGAAGGCTGCAGGCTACAGGCACGCCTCCAAGAACACGGAGAGGGAGACGTGGAGGGTCGACGTCAAGTACGGGGAGAAGGTGTTCAAGCTGTACGCCCACCGCGTCGTCTGGCTTCTGAAGGAGGGGGGGATAGACCCAGAACTCGAGATCGACCACGCCAACGGCAACCCGCTGGACAACGGGGTTGAGAACCTGAGGATGGACACCAAGTCGGCGAACACGCGGAACAGGAAGGCGCGCCCGCGGTTTCCCCGTGGTCTCCACCCAGTTTTCCCACTGACCTATCCCGAGCCGGCACCTACGCCGGCGGCGACCGAAAGGATTTCGCGATGAACAAGGTTGAGTTTTTCAAGGAACTGGCGTATGATGCGCTCACGGAGCCGCTGTTGTGGCTCCTGCGCAACTGGGCTACCGCCCTGCCGGCAGCCATGTTCGCCGGGACCGCGCTTGCGCTCTTTTTTTTACTTGCCTGACACCTTGCAACGAGGAATCCCAGATGTCGAAGATGAGCAACCTTCTTGAAGCCGCGGAGGCAGCCAGGGCGTCAGCCAAGGCTTCCGACGTGGCGCACGACGCCTACCTTTCCTACTCCAACGCGGTCTTAGCCTCGTACAGGTGCAACCTGAAGGTCGTCATCGCCTCACTCAACTGCGAGACGGACCGCTCGGGGGAGAACCTCTCAGCCCTAGCCGAAGCGGAGTCCGACTCTTCCGAAGCGGACGCGGCGGCGAGCGGAGCAAGGACGGCGGCGCTGGCGGCGGACCACTACGCCAAGGCTGCCGCGAGGAAGGCTTACGAGGCTAGCGTGAGGGACAAGGGGGCGAAATTCCCCGGTCTCGGGCTGGGGCGGGGCAAATAGACAGAAAAGTTAATATGGACCCGCGGGTGGCTCGCCCGTCGTCACTTCTTCGTGACCGTTATGACGAAAGTGCCGAATTCCGTCCGCTTGCTCATGCTGAACAGGGCGAACCCGTCATCCCTGCTTGACCTGTCCTTCAGTTCCTCGATCTCCTTGATGGCGTTGGTGTTGTCGAGGAACTTGTTCTTCGAGCCGAAGTGCTTGACCGCCAGCACGTTGAACTGGTATTCGCCGAGGTCGAGTTTCGGGAACCCGGCGCCGTGGAGGGTTTGGCTGCCGCCCTTGCGCATCAGAGCCTCGAACCCTTTCTCCGTGGCGTAGTGGTCCATCAGGTCCCTCGCCTTCGCCGAGTACTGCTCCTCCTGGAGCCTGGCTGGGGCTGCGGCTGGCAGAACGTGGGAGTACCCCGGCTTCTGCGGCTGCGCTTGCGGCTCGGCTCCGGAGGCGTCCCCGGCTAAAGCCCCGAAAGCCGCGAGCCCCCCGGCAGCCAACTGCCGCAGGTTTATCTCGCTGTACAGGTCTTGGTCTCTCTCCCGCAGGAATTCGTTGAACGCGATCATGTCTGCACCTTCTCCTAGTGTTTTGGCGTATGCTTGTATGTATGTGCAATCGAGTAGAAAAGTTAATATGCCGGTCGCAAGGAAGTCAACGAGCCAACATCCTGAGCTTCTCCCTGTTGTCCACGTTGACGACGTCGTCGAATCCTTCCTCGTTCGATACCTTCTCGAACGACTTCATCATTCTCTCGAGGACTTCTGGCGGGATGGTTTTCGATCCCCCCTGGAACTTTATCTCCCTCGACCTCTTGAACGCTATTTTCTGAATGACCTCCTCAGCCCCCTCGAAAGGGAACACCACGGCGACCTTCCGGAACATCTCGTCCTTCCCGTCGACGGCGGAGAGAGCCTGGCTTCTCGCCCTCGCGGTCATGTTGGTCATGTCGACCACTATGTCCCTGCCGGAGGTGGCAGCCCCCGCCATCTTGCCCTTGAGCTGTCCGTTTATGGACGAGTTTGCCGCGAGTATCTTCGAGTATGACAGCGACTGCCATGGGACGGAAGGGGGTGACTTGACGACCCTGCCGTACTTGCCGTCCTCAGAGCCCTCGATGGACCCTTCCGGGGGCGCCGAGAACATGTCGTCGTAGGTCATGCCCATCCCCCTAGCCACCTCCTCGGCTATGGAGTCGCGGTTGATGATGTAGGGCTCGTCACGGAAGGTTTCCTTGATCCATGTCGATTTCCCCACCGCCGGCGGACCGACCAGGACGAATATGGTCTTCCTCTCCTCGGCGTCCTCGCGGTACTGGCTCTCCGTGATTATGCCGGCTAGGTAAAGCCTGTATTTGATGTTGTCTTTGTTATACATTGAAGAATTCTTCCTTTTCGATCCGATCGATCATGCTATTGATTTTATACTGAATATATATGGTCATGTGGAAATATAATTGGAAACATTTGATGGAGATAGAGCCGAGGTCTTCGGTGACTTTCGGGATGATCAAGCCTTTCCTGCTGCCGGAGCACAAGGTCGTGCTGGACGTGTTCTGCGGCTTCGCCCCGCTGCACAAGCACATGGCTGACAGGGAATATTTCGGCTACGACTCGAGCGAGGAGGCTATATCGAGCCTCAGGAGGGATTTCCCGAGGGGCAACTGGAAAGCCCTCAGGGACAGCCAGTTCTCGTTCGACGGCAAGATCGACGTCTTCATCCACCTTGGCATATCGGCTGGGGAGAGGGAGACGGACAGCAAGATAGAGACGGAGGTGGACTCGAGGATAATATGGGCTTGTTCGCCTTCGCTGGTCATTCTGGAGATGTGCGCCGGTCATTACGACCGCATCAAGGCTGCCAAGCTGCCGCACCATTGGGACTCCATAAACGAGCGTGTCGCCAGCAAGTACAGGCTTTTGGCTTCCGAGGCTTTCGATTCGGGCATAAAGAGGGAGTGCGTCGCCAAGAGGGTGATGAACATCTATGGGGTCGGCTGACCGGTTCGCCTTGCGAATCCCAGACCTGCGGCGAACGGTATGGACAGGAACTCGAAACTTTTTCTCGCCTCGTGGTCAGCCGTGATTTCCTCCCAGAACCGCTTGACCCCGCACTTGCCGTATTTCGTCTCTTTCTCGACCGTTATGTCATGGAGAGCCATGTATCCGTCGTGGGCTAGGAGTTTCTCGCAGAAATGGAAGTCGTGCTTGACGCCTTCGTACGAGTGGTCGCCGTCGATGTATATGTATTGGTACTTGGCGGGCGAGGAGAAGTTCTCCAGCCTCATGTTGTGTATCCTTATGATGTTCTGGCATCCGACTGGCTCCCAGTAGTCTTTATTGGCTGTCTTCCAGATGCCGACCCCGCCCCAGGCGTTCGTCTCGTCGATGCTGTAGCCCGCGTCGACGAAATCGACGGTCCCGGCTCCCTCGTCCCTGCAGGCTACGCCGCATATCGATGGCACGTATCCCCTTTGCGACCCGACGACCAGGACATTTGCCGGTCTTATGTTGCGGATGAAGGCGTAGTGGAAAAGACCGAACCCGAGGTTGTTTTTGGCGTAGTCGTTGTTGTGGTTCCTGTCGTGGTATCTGTCCCTTATTGTTTTCGCGATGTTCGGGTTCGCGAAAGGGTCTTGGTTTTTCATTTTTTTCCCAGTTACATGCTGAAGGAACTGCCGCAGCCGCAGGTCGACTTGGCTTGCGGGTTGTCTATCCTGAAACCCCTGACGTTGAGGTCGTCGACGAAGTCCACGGTGGCGTCGCCGATGTACATGGCGCTCCTCTTGTCGAGGACGATCTTGACCCCGTTGACCTCGTGCCGCTCGTCGATCCTCTCGTTGAACTCCGTCTCCACGGTTATCTTGGACTGGAAGCCGGAGCAGCCGCCGCCGACCACCTTCAGCCTTATGTGCATTTCTCCCGCGGACTGGTCTTGCGACTTCTGCTCCTCTATAGCCCTAGCTATCTCCGCGGCAGCCTTGTCTGTGATCTTTATTGGCATATGTCTTCCTTTCCAGAAAAAAATTTCATTGGTTGTTCGCCCCATATCATTTTTTTGTCCGACTTGGCAGGACCAAGTCCGCTAGTTGATCCCGTCGTATTTCTTCTTGCTCGGGGATTCGCCGAAAATTCCACGCATCCACGACTCGTTCTTGCCTGGCTGGCTGTATGTGATTTCGTATTCATGTTTTGCGATTCTGTAGTATTTGCCCTCTGCTTCTTTCACCAAATAGTCTCCCGGCTTAAGAACCATGTCTTCGCCCCAAGGAGCCTTGAAGTTTACAGCTTCTTTTCCAGAATACAACGCTACTTGCCTTGGGCTCTGCTCTGGGATAACCGGACTTCCTATTGTTCCAGAATATAATTTAGGGAACTTCGCCGCCTTAACGACATACCTCTCTTTTGAAGGACCGCTCATGATGATGTCGTCGGGCATGGCTGTGTTCTTGGTTTCTTTGCCATCCATGGTCGCAGTGACAACCTCTTCTTGTTCGTTTGCTACCGCATATGACATAGGAGGCATATCGCTGGTGCTGTTTGCGAAATTGTATGTCAGCTTCTTCTTTGTGGTTGGAAGGAAGTTCATGGATGAAGCTATGGAGTTTATATCGACTCCAGCTGGTTCTACTGGGGCTTGTGCTTGTGCTGCTCCCGGAGCTTGCGCTGGCGCTGCTCCTGCCGTTGGCGGAATCTCGCCAGCCTCGTTGGTCCTGAGTTGCAGATACTCGTAGAAATTCATCATGACGACACCTTTTTTTAAAAACATTTGATGAATTATGTATGTCTTTCGGATGGAAAACAACGGTTATTTTTTGTTTTCGAGGCTTTTGTCCAAGATCCTCTCCGCAATGTCGACCATCACCGAGACGGATTCTTCGCCCGCCGAAGTCCTCCTCGCAGCCTCCTTCCGCAGGGACGCGAGGAAAAGCCTTTCCGCCTCGCCGAGGCTCGGGTCGTTGACGACTTCCGACAGCATGTTGTCGATGTCCATGTCCATGTGGCTCCCTCTATCTAACGTGGTCGTTTGCCGACACACCAAAATATCATATCCGCGTCGGCAGGAGAATATGGTTTTCCGCATTATGGTCGGATGATTTCCCTTCTGGGCACATAGATATCGGTAAGGCTGGAAAACTTATAATGGGGTGAAACAACATGAGATTCAAAGAATGGCTGGTTCTGGACGAGGCTTTGGACCCGACCAAGACATACGACAAGGCTTCAGACAAGTGGGTCCCGTTCGACCCCAACAGCATCGAGATCAAGAACGGCAAGGTCGATTTCTCCGTTGACGGAGAGGACTTCTTCGCGTCGTTCGCGCCCACGACGATCACGGCCAAACAGGTCAATCCGGCGCTTGGGGACCAGGAGTTCAACGGCGTGTCCATAAGCTTCACCGGTCCAAGAGGGTTCTCCCTGACCGGGACAAGCAAGAACCCGACCGAGGTCTACGCCAACCTGGCAAAGGCGGTCTATGGCTACACCTCCCAGAGGAACCCGGATTTCCTGACGTTCGGTCCAGCCAACGAGAAGATGAACGTCCCATACAAGCTTCTCTACGACGGTTTCCTCAGCAAAACCTATCCCTTGGCACACGCGTCGGGTGACACGAAGTTTTTCGTGAGAAGGGACATATTCGAGATGATGAAGGATCATTTCCCGAAACCAAGGGGGGAACACGAGGAAGAATGGTCCCAAAGGGTCAAGGAAATAAAGGGAGAAAAGGCGAAGCACAGAAAACCCGTTGGATTTCTGAGGAAGCCGCCGAATGAAATCCGATATTCTCCCGAGCCAGAACCAAGCTTCGGTACTGACGTTTAAATATCCAGCAAACAATCAAAGGACACCCCTATGGCGAGAGTCATGACATTCATCGAGTACCTTGAGCGCCGAGACCCTTCGATGCACGCCCAGATCATCAACGAAGACCTAGCCGGGATCTACAGGAGGGGCAAGGAGATGGTCGGTCAGGCTTGGCAGGGGACGAAGGACTTCGCATCGAGTTTCATGTCCGAGCTGAAAAGCCAGATCGGGGAGTTCTCCGCTGACTTCAAGAGCATAAAGGGGATTTACGACAAGGGTGGGCTGACCCCCAAGCTGGTGACGCTCATGAGGGAGAAGGGTCTCAGGCACAAAGACACGCTCATGGAACTCGGGAAGCTGGGTATCATCCTAGGGACGGTAGGTCTGGTCGCGATGGGCGGCGCCGCCGGCAAGGCTCACGCCCCGACCGTGCAGCACGACTACGACCATGACGGCGGCGACCACTCCCATGACGGAGGCAACCACTCCCACGACGGCGGTATCGGCGTGCTAGCCGGGAAGGACGGGATCAAGATAGCAAAGGCTATAGAGAGCAAATACAAGCTGTCGCCGGAAGGCAAGGCTAAGCTCAAGACCATGAAGATGATCAAGCCGTCTGAGATACTGAAGAAGCTCTACGGCGACGAGGACTACGAGAAGGTCGCCAGGACGGCAGCCAAGGAGCAGGGCGCGCAGAATGTCCATGGGGTTGAGATTCCCGCGTTGAACTCCCCGGTCACGACCATGGCGGACAAGATGGACGACCCGATCCCGGTGGTTTTCGCCAACGCCTCTGATTTCGGCATACAGAACGTCGGCGGGTTCTGCGACTCACTGTACATCAATGGAAAGGTTCAGAAGTTCTGCGTAGTCGAGAGGGAGAGCGAAATACACACCCTTGCCCACGAGCTTCGCCACACGACGCAGGACAACCGCGGCAGCGGCAGCTACCTCGACGACAACAGCGGCGGCTACAATATCGGAGACCTTAATGACCTGGAAAGGTACTCGGCGGACCAGAACGAGATAGGCGTTAGGATCGCCGGGATGAAGCAGACATACCTGGGAAATATCAAGACGGAGAATCCGCAGACCTACCAGAAGCTCAAGTCGAACGATTTCAAGATGGGCGACGGCGACACCAACGCCATGATACATTATTTCTACAAGAACACGGGCAAGTTCAGCAAGGACGTGCAGCAGATGAAGAACACCCTGGACAACGCCAAGGACCTAAAAAAGCTCATAGGCGTTTTCAAGGACGAGATAAACAAGGTCGTCGACGCCGGGCAGGGTCGCGGAGACGGCTTGGCTTGATTCCTTACCCTATGCAGGTCACCTTCACGTCATCGATCTTGACGGAATCCCCTTTTTCGCATGAGTCGATCCAGCCGTCCTCGAAATCGTAGTCGAGCGTTTTAAGCTTGGAGGCGGTCACGGTGCTGGCTATTCCCCGACCTGTAAGGTCTTTGAGGATGAATTTCTTTTCCTCGCCTTCTTTTTTCTCGAAGATATATGTTATGCCCTGGTCGTTGTTCGTGATCCAGACTATCTCGGCGTTGTTTTCGCTTCTCGACTTGCCTGCGGAAACCGCCTCGCATGTCTGGAACTGACCCCTGTAGGACTGAGGTATGAGGCTCATCGCGCTCTCCACCTCGATCCTCTCGCTGTTCTCCTCGAGGTTCGATAGGTTCTCGCTGTTGTACGTGCCTATGAATCCGTAGCTGTCTGATGTTTCCTCTGCCGTCTGGCGGAAGCTCATCCATTCGTTGAATTTTCTCACTGGTTCTCCTTTGCTCGTGTGTGTTATATATAATCGAGCGTAATTTTTTCGAGGGAATAATATTGAGAGACAACATCGTCGCGCCGACCCTGACCGCCACGAACGACCCGAGCCGCAGCCCGCAGTCCAGCGAGGTCACGGCTCAGGTCGAGTCCGTGTTCTTGGCTTCCGGCGAGATAAGGAGGATGTCGCCGAGGGAATACGAGAGGCTGCAGGGTTTCCCGGACGACTGGACTATGGTCCCGCAGAACGGCAAGCCAGCCGCGAGATGCCCCAACGGTCCGAGGTACAAGGCTATCGGCAACAGCATGGCTGTGACTTGCATGCGGTGGATAGGCAAGAGGATATTGAGGGGTCAAGCCCCGGCGGACCGCAGCACCTGATCCTTCGTCATGCTGACAGAAGCCTTGGCGAAAGCCTGCAGGTCCAGGATGTCTGGAGAGTCGCATGCCGACCTATGCGACGAGTAGGCGCACATCCTCACGTAGTCACCAGAGGATACGGCGTTCGATAGCGGGTGGGCTGGGGAGATGTAAGCCTCGGAAGGGTCCAGGTCCTCGGATATCATGGACATGAGCCTGCCGGAGAAAGACCTGGCTGTTTCCGGCGAGACGTTCGACTCGTCGAGGCATCCCAAGACCCAGTTCCGGACTTCCTTGTTGCCGACTATGTTGAGGCACAGGAGCGCGGCGAACCTGAATCGCTGCTGGTCGGTTATGTTAGGTCTGGCGGATTCGGCGACGCACCTTATCTTGGAGTAGTGGCGCCTAGCCTTGTCCTCGCCTATCTTCTCGAACGACTCGACTTCCCAGAATCTAGGCTCTAGCAGTCCCTCGAAGCTTGGCTGCATAAGCTCCGCCACGTTGAGGTCCTTGTATGGCGTGAATATGTAGTTGGGGTTGTCGGTTTCGTACGATTCCCCCGGCTTGATCTCCAGACCGGAGAAATGCCTTCCGTGCTTGTCCGTGGCTAGGTAGGAAATGGTCATGGTATAGCTCCCGCTTGTTCTGGCTGTTGTTGTTTTGTGACGCCCTTTAGAAGAGTGTCCCGACATCACTCTGATATGTTGATGTTTACCAGGGAGTGAAAAAAATGAAGAGAATGACGTTTGTGTTGTTTCTGGCTTTCGCCGCTGGATCTTTTTTGGGCATAGCCCTCAAGACTTCGGTCGGGAAGGTCGAGCCGGAAGATGGGGGCGAGACCGAGGACATAGTCGCGTATCCGCAGCCAATATGGTACATCCAGGACGTCATAGGCAAGAAGGATCTGAGGCTCGGCGCGGTTCTGTCCGACATAAGGTCGCACATAAGCGACGGGGGCTACTACGACGACGGCGACAAGGTGACTTCGGGTCACGAGACGACCCACGGGATAAACTCCATGGTCAGGAACAGGCTCTACAAGGGCAAGCCGATAAACGCGTTCTACTGCCTTGACGGAAAGGTTTCCGTTCTCGACGAGCCTAAAACCAGGATAGAGGTTGTCGCCCGCGAGGTGCCGCGCAGCCTCAGGGGCGGGGTTTATAAGCTGTACATGGTCGAGCAGGCTTCGACATGGGGAGACAGGGCTCTGTACATCCTGGACGAGTGGGTCTGCTACACGAACGGCAGCGCTGTCCGCAAGGACCTTGGGATGTCCGGGAGGGCTGAGACAGTCCTCTACATGCTAGAGTTCGACGTCTACGTCATGACGCTGGCGAAAGTCCTTGAGGACCTAGAGCCTGGATATTCCTCCGGCGGGTTCAAGGACTTCGTTAGGTGGAACGTCGAGAGGAGCATGAGCCTCTACAACGGCGAGAGGGAAGCCGGGGAATATCTGGCGAAGCTTCGCGGGAACGCGGACGCCGCTGAGTTGAGGTCTTTCATGGTTGGCTATTTCGGTCGCAGGTGGTGCGTGGAAGTATTGGGCTTCGGGGGAGTCTGACCTACAGCTTCGTAACGCCGTTCACGAGGAGTTTCCTCTTCTCCATGTACCTCCCGATCTTTTCCGGGTTGACTTCCCTTCTGAAGTTCGACTTGCTGCTGTCGTCAAATTCGAATCCGAAATATTCGATGTCCTTCCTGTATACGCTTCCGACCATTTCCGCCGTCTTGTCCGTGTAGTATGTCCTGTAGTCCTCGTGCTTGCTCCTGTTCGCGTGGGGGAGCTTTTTCCTGTTTCCCGTGATGTCGGACACGAGCTTGAAGTCATCTTCGTAGGTGTGGATGCTGCAGAAGTAGTCGACCAGGATCTCACCGTCGGCTGTAACCCAGTCCATGACCGGACTGAGGTAGAACCAATACCGGTTGTCCTCGTCGTGTTCCATGTGGATCTCGTCGTCGGTCTGAATGGCGATGTAGTCCTCCATGGTCATTTCCGATATGTGCTTTTCGCTTTTTCTTTTGCTCCTGCCGTTCATGGACACGCTTTGGTTATCGAGGAGGTACAAGTATGCTGAAACCATCCTCTCCCAAGGGTTCCTCGTGTTGGCGAACACGAGGTAGTTTTCGAGGTTTATCTTCTTGTTGCGGTAGTGCTGCATCGAATAGTGGAGCGGCGACCATTCCGTGTTGCCCAATTCGTTGATGACGGAGCAATTGCCGAAAAGGTCTATTATCGACCACCCTCCGGTTTTCGGCGGGTGTATGAAAATTATTTTCTCCATCTCGTTTATCATATGTTTATGTAGGCATCCTTGCCTGAAGATCAATCCGTTGAATGTATATATCATCGAAGCCTAGCCTAGTCAAACAACTTTCGCAACAATCTCACGGATGGCGCATGCTGAGCTTCATCACGACCATGCCGATGACAACCATCATCGAACCAAGAAAGAATCCCCTTGTCGGGGTTATGCCGTATATGAGGTATGGCACGATGACGTCGACGAGTATGACCGAGAACTCCCAGGCTAGGCTGAACATGAGCAGCCTTTCGTTGCCGTTCGTGATCCTGGTGCCGAAAGCCCACATGGTGCCGCAGACGAGGCTGAAGGAAACGCATACCGGCACGTAGTACCATGTATTTCTGAAGGAGTCGTTGTAGGACAGCGACATCGATATTCCGTAAAGGAAAAAAACGATCAATACTATTATGTTCTCCATATAGGTATGAAGAATCGGAAGAGGTAAATTTCCCGGAAAAATTCCAAAAAAAAAGACCAGTCCTTGTTTCGGACTGGTCTTTTTTTTCAATACCCCTCGGCTATTTTCTGGGCTTTCTTGTAGTCTCCCTTTCCGAGGGCTTTTCTCATCTTCTTTTTACTCAGAATCTCGCACAGTGTGAGTATCACGGACGTGGTGACTGGCTTGCTGAAGAAAACAAGCCTTTCGTCTTCGTCGTGACCTATGTGGCATATCAATTCTCCGGTGGACTTGTCGACGAACCTCACCACATTATCACCCATGCCCAACAATTCGGACTTGCTGGACTCTTCCTCTTTGAACATTGAAGCGTCCTCTACTTCTTGGTTTTCGGTTGATTGTTCTCTTCGGGGACGGCTACTGGCTCGGAGACCATCCAGCGGGCATGACCTTCCTTCGTGAAGTTGAACTGCTTTATGGCGGTGTGGTATCCGTCGGCGTACGAAGCCGTTCCCGCGACCTTCAGCGCCGAGTCCCATCCGTCCTGGAAAGATCCCGGGGATTGCGGTCCGCCCATTTTTATGAGGGCGTCCCTGTACCCTTCGTTGTAGGACGGCGAGGTCTGCAGGGAGCCTATCTCGTTCGCCATCAACGAGTTCTCGAACTTGAGTATCTGCGAATACAGGTTCGCGCTTCTGGCGTCGTAGTCCTTGTAGGCTGCGAAAGCCAGGGAAACCAAGGTTGCCGCGCACGAAGCGACCAAAATCTTTCTCGAATCCATGAAAAACACTCCTTTCATTTTAGTGTTGCCGATAGGCAGTAGGTTACCAGCGACGGAAACAAAATCAATGGCAATCAGGAGTTTTTTTCCAGTTTGTATTCGACCGCCACGCTGACCGTCATCGTGGGGACTCCGATGTCGGTACATATGTTGACTTTTTTGGCTTGCGCAGCCGTGAGGAAAAGGTCGGCGTTGTTCTTGTCGTGGAGCATCTCGAGGAAGAACCCGGCATTCTTCCCGCAGTTCTTCGACATGATCCTGAATATGAGCTTGTTGAGCCTGTCCGTCTCTTTCGCGTCCGCCTTTATATCCTCCGTCTTGCCGAACGACCTCGACGACACCTCGTGTATCATGAGGGTCGCGTGCGGGGACATGTACCTCCTGTCGCCCATGGCGAACAGTATGGCTCCGCACGACATGGCTTTGCTCTCGACTATGGTGTGGCAAGGGAGCGGACACGTCTCTATCCTGCCGACCATCTCAAGCAGGCTGTAGACCTCGCCGCCGTACGAGTCTACGACTATTGGGATGAACGGCTGACCGGAGTTGGAAGCCTTGTCCATCTGTTCCGAGAAGTCCTGGCACGATGTCCCTGAGAAATTCTTGACCCTGATGACGACCGGCTGGTCCATCAGTTCCTCGAGCTTGCACTTGATGGCTTTGTCCACTTTTATCGTCTTGTGCATGTCACCTCGCTTTTTCCAGGTAGGACTTCGCCACGTTCGACATCCTCATGAACGCCATTGTCGGCGAGTATTCGGACAGAACCTTGAACGGGTTCCCGAACGAGAAGTAGTCCGGCGGCTTGAATCCGAACATGCCCTTGCTGAATATCGGCATGTATCCGTTTCTGTAGCTTATAAAGTTTTTCGGGTGGTTGCTGAAAAGGTCGCAGTCGAGTTCGTAGGTTCCCATCGCGCTGTACTTGCCGACGTACTTGTGGAGCTGCACGTTGATGGCTGCGGTTACGCTTTCGGACCAGGGCGTCTTGCCGGACTTGATCTGGTTGAACACGTACTGCTCGCAAAGGTTTATGGTCTCGTCGAAGAATTCGCTCGGGAAGCCGCCGAAGAGCATGGACCCGTACGCGCTCGGCCATTTGTCCGAAGTCAACTCCTTGGGGTCGATGCCGAAGTGTTCCTTGAAGCCGGTTTTCCCGTCTATGAGTTCCGGGGTGAAGTACGGGTCGATCTGGAAACGGCAGAAAACCTGCTCTTGGACTTCCTGGGGCTTGCTGAATATTACGGAGTCGAGGTCGAGCATGACGAACTGGTCGGAGAGAGCCTTGTCCCTCATTGCGAAGCTGACCGCGTAAAGCTTGTTGAGCGGCTCGAACCCCCTGGTCGCGCCTATGTTCGTGTGCACAAGCGTCCTGGCGTGGCTCTTCATGTTGGACGAGAATTCCGGGAAGATTTTCGGGTCGCCTTCCGAGGCGATGCATATCAGGAGCTTGTCCTCCAGCCCTATGGTCTTGAAGCTCTCTATCATAAGCTCAAGCTGCCACTGACTTTGAGGGTCAAGATCAGCACTCACGAAAAAATCCATAAAAATCTCCTTTGTTATGTTTAAATTAGTGTGGAAACGACTAAAATGTAATCAGAAAGGCGGTTTGAACATGAAAGCTTTGACATTGACATTGGCGGTGGCGGTGGCGTCCATCCTCTACCTTGGGGTTTCTCCCAAGCTCGAGGCTGGCTGAAACGACGACAACGGTTTCGTTGTCGTTCCCCCGCCGGTCGGCGGATACGGCAACCTTGACGGGCTGGACACGAGAGACAGGCTCCGTCTGGAGGACGACTACAAGTACATGGTCTACCTCGCCAGGCAACTGGTCACGATGGACCAGACCATGTTCGAGGCGGCGCTTAACAGGAGCGACAGGCGCGTCAAGTCAGCGGCTCTGGCTATAGCGCACAAGTACGAGGAGAAGTACCTCGAAGACCTGATCTCCAACATCGACTCGGACGAGCTTCTGGTCAGCCAGGCTGCCAGATACAGCCTGGTGCAGATAAGCAACCTCTACCTGGGTGGCAAGAACTTCGTCGACTTCGGTCCCATGATCACGCACGACAGGGACACCAAGAGTTCCATAGCTTTCCTGTGGAAGGCTTGGTTCGGCAAGGCTGTGAAGGAGGGGAAGAAATGCAAGGGCGTACAGACGATCCAGAAGTCGACCGCGAAAACCCCGGCGCAGAAGAAGTGACATTGAAGCAGGATGAAACAGGAAGTGACGAGCGTGTGTGCTGCAACTGCAAGCATTTGCTCTGGGGAATAGCGCTCGGGATCGGCTTGCGATGCACGGAACCGAGGAACTACGATAGGTCTTCGGGAAACATGCCGCCGATGGTGCCAAGCAGGAGGCACACCTGTGACGGATTCGAGTTTCGCCATCCGCGATTATCGGCTACTGGTTCCGTGCCGTGAATTGATCCTCTGACCTATCCACCTCATGACGTTGGTAGCCATCGAGTTGCCGATAGCCTTGTACCTCGGACTGTCTGGGCAGACCTCGGATGGCTTTCCCCTGTAGGGTATCTGAGTCCAGTTGTCCGGGAATCCCTGCAGCCTTTCGCATTCGACTGCCGTAAGGTGTCTCACTTTGCCGCCCACGGCGATGTGCATCCTCGGCAGGGAATCTTTCCCGCCACTGGCGCCATGATGCTTGTAGAAGCAAGAGGTTATGGTGTCGGAGATATTCTGGAATACCACCTGCTCGATTTCAATCAGAAATCCTTCCTTCCGCAAAGCTTGGCGTCGCGTATTTCCTGATCCTTGCTCGAGATCCTCTTGCCTATCCACCGCATGACGTTGACAGCCATCGAGTTTCCCAGAGCCTTGTACCTCGGACCGTCGGGGCATTTGTCTTCTGGTTTGTTCCTGTACGGTACAAGCGTCCAGTTGTCCGGGAATCCCTGCAGTCTCTCGCATTCGGTCGTGGTCATCCTCCTGATGTACATCTCGGTCACGGTCGACTCTAGTTTAACTGCGACCACGGACTGGTCCGCGTTGTGACCCGGGCTGTTCGTCTGACCACCGCCACGGCTCGATCTTCCCATGAGCGTAGCCGATACCTCGGGAGCGTAGACGAATTCCTGCTTCACAACCGCCACTCCAGGGATCACCGCGGTCCTGAGCGTGAAAGCCGGTTCCCCAGCTTTGCCCCACCCAGCCGGCTGCTTCCTGGTCGGCGAAAGCGCGCAAAGGTCCATCGGGTCCTTCAGGGGAACGCAGGAGATGCTGTTTTTCTTTTTCTCAATCATATTTGACCGCCATCCTTCATCGCCACCCTCTGACCTATCCACCGCATGACATTGGTAGCCATGGAGTTGCCGAGAGACTTGTACCTCGGACCGTCGGGGCATTTGTCCTCGTCCTTCTTCCTATATGGTATCTTGGTCCACAAGTCGGGAAAGCCCTGCAGCCTCTCGCACTCTATCGGGGTCAGCCTCCGCACCACCATGTGCTGGAACACCATGCCCACGTGGTCGCCGTCCGACCTGCTGGCGCGTATCGTCTGCGAGGTGTCGCTCACCGTCTGGCTGTATCCGTCGAACGCGAGGACTTCTTTCTCCTTCTCGAGCAGCACCATGCCCATCTTGTCGCAGTCCGACCCGGTTCGGATCGTCTGCGAGGTCGTGGACAGCGTCTGATTGTATCCGTCGAAAGCCATGGCTTCTTGCTTCTGCTCGAGAATGTAGTTGGTCTGCTTCGCCCCGGACTCCGCAGCCAAAGCCCCGGCTATCTGCCCGTCGCCTGATATGAATCTCACCTCGTCACGGGTGTTCTGCTGGAACGCGGATTTGATGACATGGCTGGGTCTGCTGGGTCGGTTCTCTCCCTCGGCTCGGAGCGTCCCGGAGACTTCGTCCTTCACCCAGTAGCCGTGACCGGATTCCCGCATGCATTCCGGCTCGACCACGTAAGCCTGCGTGCACGGAGCCCCGAGGAGGTTGCTGTTCTTGGTGTTAAGGCGCGGACTCAGTTCGGGAGTGGACACGTTGGTCTCTCCGGCGCGTTCGGTGGCTATGATGTGTCCGTTCATGATCGACTGGTGGGTCAGCTTGCCCCCGCCGCACTGCGTGTCCAGGCACCCGGCTGTCTCCGGGATCTGGTGCTTGACGAAAAGGCTCCCGTTGTCGGCGCTGGCGTTTCCGTTCCATTTCGTGCCGTACGCGGCGGTGAGGCAGTCAGCCGTCTCCCTGAAAGGGACTGGCTTGCCTTGGCTGTTGGAATCCGCTATCGCAGGCGGGTGGGCGCCAGAGGCGAGCGGGTGGCAAGGGTCGCCCGGTTTCGGGTTGCTGTAGTTGGACGCGCTGGTTATCTGCGTGGTGTCGAACGGGAGGACGCCGTTCTCATCCTTGCTGTTCGACGAGTAGTCCTGGACCGACCTCTTCGGCGGCGAGTCTAATCTTTTTTTTTGAGGCACAGCCTGGATGTAGCCTGCGTCCACGCCCTGGTTGCAAGCGAAGTTGCCAGCGTCATGTCCGTTCGGACCGGTGTTGCACGCCAGAGTCCCGACTGTCTCGGACCTGCTCGGCGGGGAATCTATTCTGGGTCTTTCGTCTCCGGATCTTTCGTCGAGACTTCCCGAAGAGCCGACTCCAGAGTCGGCGGGAGTTTCTTGCCCCTGCGCTCCGCCCTCGACAGTATCCCCCTGCACGCCCGCCCACTCAAAAAGAATCTCTGCGGGATCTGCCCCGTCTCTAGGACAGCTGACAACGAACACACGCTTGCGCCGTTGTGCCAGGTTGAAATATTGGGCATCGAGGCATCGCCACGCGATTGCTCTTTTGGGTCCATACACACAACCAGAGTCCTTCCATTTTCCCCCTGGCGGTCGAATTTCACAATCTTCGCCGGCAAGCGCTCCCAGAAAGCATCCGAATGCGTTGTCCTTCGAGCTGAGTACCCCTGGCACGTTCTCCCAGATGATGTACTTTGGGTTGAACTTGTCTGCGATCTGCACGAAGGTGATTGAGAGGCTTCCTCGTGCGTCCTCGAGTCCGCGCCGCAGTCCTGCGACTGAGAAGGCTTGGCATGGAGTTCCTCCGACGAGGATGTCGACGTCTCCGATATTCCAGTTTCTGTATTCATTCATGTCTCCTAGGTTTGGAACGTTTGGGAATCTGTGGGCTAGAACCGCGGCTGGGAAGGCGTCTATCTCGGAGAAAGCAACTGGCTCCCAACCGAAATCGTGCCAGGCTACGCTGGCTGCCTCTATGCCCGAACAAACTGACAAATACTTCATCGCGAATCTCCTTTTATTTTTCCGACTCGACCCGCTCGCCTATCCAGCGCATCACGTTTACGCACATGGAGTTGCCGATAGCCTTGTACCTCGGACCGTCCGGGCATGCCTCGGCTGGCTTGCCCCTGTATGGTATCTGGGTCCAGTTGTCCGGGAATCCCTGCAGCCTCTCGCACTCTATGGGAGTGAGCTTCCTCACTATCATGGAGTGGTGGAGAGACATCTGGTTGTCGCCGGGTTCCTTCCTCAGCGTGCCGCATATGTCCTCCCAGTAGTAGCCACCCATCCTGGACATGGCTCCCGGCTCGAAGGTCGCCGGATGCATCACGAGGCTTCCGCCCTGGTTCTTGCTCGGGTCCGGCACCGAAGTGTCAAGGGTCTTTATCGTTTCCACTTCCCTGCAGCCGCTGTGCGGGTTGCTCGACTTCATCGAGTTGCTCGATTTTGAGTCGAAAGAGTACACCACCGCTGGCTGCGCGACCCCGTGCACGCAGGCTGAGGTTATGGTGTTGGACGGGTCGCCCTCGGAGCCTACGCCGAGACCCTGCCTGTTCATCGCGTCCATCTTTTTCGGGTCCCGGCAGGCGTTGCGGAGGTCGAGGGGTATGGCTTGGACAGCCACGTGCCTCTGCTTGCTGCCCTGGAGGGCGTCAAGCGTGTTCGTCACATCGGTCTCGACATAGCCGCCGCCGGTGTCTCCGAAATTCTGGGGCTTGTACAGGGTCACTCCGTCTTGTTCGCCACCGCCTCCAGAGCGTTCTTGAGCTTCTCTGGAAGCTGCTTTTTTCTTTCCTCTGCTCTTCGCAGTATCCCTAGACACGCTTTCTGACTTAAAAAGTACTTTTGCTGCACGTTCCTGGTCTCCAAGACACCCAACAACGAACACCCTTCGTCTCCGTTGCGGAACTCCGAACCCCGAAGCGTCCAGGACCCTGTATGCCCACCCGTACCCCAGTTCCCCCAGCCCCCCGAGGAAGGTTCCAAAATCCCTTCCTCCGTGGCTCGAAAGCACCCCGGGGACATTTTCCCAGATAATCCATCTAGGTTTTCTACTTCTAGCGATCTCAAGAAATCTGAGCATGAGACCGCCCCTTGGGTCGCTGAGCCCTTTTCGCAGTCCTGCGACTGAGAAGCTCTGGCATGGGGTTCCTCCGACGAGCAGGTCGATTGGATCGATGTCCCATCGTTCATGTTCATTCATGTCTCCTAGGTTTGGTACGTTCGGGAATCTTGTCTTGAGAATCTCGCAAGGGAATTTCTCTATCTCTGAGAAGGCTACGGCTTCCCAGCCCATGTGGTGCCAAGCCGAGGTCGCGGCTTCTATGCCGGAACAGACCGATAGGTATTTCATGGGGTCGCCTTTACGCTTACGGCAGAGAAACTATCATCTTGCCGATTAAGGAGTATAAGCGATAAACAATTAAAAATAAATAGATCTTCAGGAACCAATATTGTCCAGGAACCTCTTTGTGGACAAATGCCTTCTCGTCCGCTCGAAATCATCGCCTTTGGGGCTGTGACCGAGCATGTCGACATAAGCCGGGTTGACCTTCTTTCCGAAGACGGTGTCGACGTAGGGGCTCAAATCGGAGTCGTCATGGCTGAGGAACGAGCCCATCTGCGGACCGTCGAACCTCCCCATCTTCATCCAGTCCTTGATCTTGCCCTTCGTCAGTCCAGTCTTGGCGCTCTTGAGGTCATAGAACATGGACGGGTCGAAATTGCTTTTGGACCACTTGTAGAGGCTCACGAGGTGGGCTATGTCGCCAGCCTCCTGCTTCGACCATCCGTTGGCGACAAGCATGCCCTTGAGTTCCTCGGAATCCTTGTCCTTGGTCAGCCAAGCCGTGGTCAGCCACCTGTCCCCCTTCATGTTGGTCGGCATGTCTTCCAGAGAGTAGTCCGGCATGATGTTGCGGAGCAGACCGAGGCTGTCCATCAGCTTGAGGTACTTCCTGGAGTCTATGTCCGGGTCTTCGATGCTCCCGAAGAACTCCTTCTTGGCGTAGTCCTTGGAAAGTTCGCCCATCCTCTCGCTCCCCTTTATGGCGCTGGAGTATTTCTTGGCGACGTCGTCGGGGTTGCCGTATTTCGAAAGCATCCTGGCGTAGCGCATCGCGGTGCCCGGGTCTTCCTCTATCCTCGACTTGAAGTCGTCGTTGACGCTGACTATCTGGCTGTTCTTGAGGTGGTGCGCTCCGCCGTACGGGTCTATTAGGTCGGAGTTGTCGCCGTCGCTGTTGGTCAGCGGTATGTACATGGAGTTTATGGTGAAGTCCCTGTTGCTCGCGTCGTCCTCGAGTGATCCGGTAGCCTCGAAGGAATCGAGGTCGACCAGCTTGCTCTTGGATGACTTGGACATCGTGGAGAGCTCGAACTTCTCCCCGTTTATGACGATCGTGAATTCCGACTCCTTCCCGCCCTTGTCCCACCTGGAGGCGTAGAAGTACTTGTTCCTGTTGCTTTCCTTGAGGAGTTTCGCGTATTTCTCGGACGAAGCCTTGCTCTCGTTCTTCGGCTTTATCTCGACGAACGAGTTTTCCGGGTGGCTCAGGATCATCCTTATCTCGCTGGCGGTGGCGTCGGTGACGAGGTTGTAGTTCTTCTGCGTCTTGTTCTTGAGGTGGTCCCTGACCGAGCCGCCGGACAGGTAAAGCGACTTCCTCTTGAGGGTCGGCTCCACCTCGCCCTTGCTTTTCTCTATGGTCGTGTACCCTATGCCCGTCTTGTCGCTGTTGTCGAAGGACTTCATGAGGATGCGGAGGTTAGCCCTGTTGCCCTTGGAGACGTTGAACGGCATGTAGTCGCTGTCCTTGCTGAGCCTGACCTTGGACATGACCGTGTTGTTCGGCTTTGTCTCGTTTTGTTCCCTGAATGCTATGAAACGTGAAAATTTGTTTTTCATTTGATTCCCCAAAAGTAAAAATACAAAATTATTTATCTTTCCGGACTCGATTTTTGAAACAAGAATGTCAGTTTTGTCCTAGCTTGTACGCCGCGTAGGTGGATATGAAAGTAAGAACTATCTTGAAAATCCAGTCGACGGTCTTTGACCACTTGTCCGAATGGTTCGACAGGGACAGGTCGAGGTTCGAAGTCCTGATGTCGAGTTCGTGCATTTTCGCCCGTATAGCCTCTATGTCGTCGGAGTGGATCGTGGTCTCAATCGAAGCGACCCTCTGTAGTATCGACCTTATGTCTTCGGACACCAGATCCAGGTTGCTCTTGTACTCGTCGTCCTTCTCGTAGAGGATCTTGATCCTTTCGTCTATCCTCGACACCATGTTGATGACGGACTCTATGGAGTCGCGGATGTTCTTGTCGACCGCGTCGACCTCTATCTGCCTGGAGTTGCTTTTTTGTTGTGTCATAGGTTTCAGATTTCTCGTGTTCCGAGCTTATATATTACATGAACAGCGGAGACCTTATTGAAGAAATGAAAAAAACAGAAGAATTTTCCACGATCGAGATAATCGACAGTGTCGGAGACGAACTACGCGACGAACTACGGGACATACAGAGCGTCCTCCCGAACATGAACTCCAAGGTCGTCGACCAGTCGATCGAACCCCAGGAGAACAGCATAATATCGGACGAGGAGATAACCGGCATATACGCCGACATACTCGGTCTGATAAAGGAAGACAGGCAGCAGGTGAGCGGTTTCATAGACACCATGGCGGAGATGGTCATAAACGACGGCGACGCGACCACCTCAAGCAAGGAGGCTCTCGTGAACCTCATAAAGATAAAGGTGGACATGACAGACAAGATGTCCAAGGTAGCCGACATGATGACAAGGGTCAAGCTCAAGGAGAAGGACACCTTCCCGAAATACTTGGCGACAAACCAGAACAACACGATCAACATCAACGAGTCCGGATCAAGAAGGAACCTCATAGAGGCTATAAACAAGGCGAAGAACAACAAGGAAAAAAATGTATAACATAGCGATACAGGAATTGCTCAACGAAGCCGAACCAAGCATGAACCCTTCCGGAAATCCGCCAGCCGTGGGCGCTGGAGTGCCACCGGGTCAGGAAGCCCCTGTAGCCCCGGAGGGCGACCCCAACGTGGCGAACACGCCTCCGAACATGAAGTCAGGGGAAGACGCCGGAAGCCCGCCGCCTGACGACGAGGTCCCGGACAGGTCGCAGGACCCAGAAGCCCCGGACATGCCGGACGAGAAGAAAAGCGAGAACTTCGACGAGTGGCAGGACGGTTTCATGAGGGAGACCACCAAGGGCGACGTCAACAAGCTGATAGACATGATCCAGCAGATAAGGGACGATGATCTTGACTCCTACCCGAGGAAGTTCATCGAGGACAACCTGCAGATATGCTTCCTGAGGCAGCACTCGAACATAGACAAGGCTAGCAAGGAGATCCGCAAGCTGGTGAAGGGCGAACTCGACCAGAACAGCCCGGCAGGATCACTGTCGAAGCACATAAGCTCGGTGCTCCAGACAATGCCGGAACTCAACAACGTGTTCATCAAGGTGAAGGGTCTGCTCGGGGCAAAGGGCGACATGCACCGCAAGTTCGTGGCTGCCCTCACCGGGTCGGTGCAGGTAGGAAGCGGAGCCAACAGCGAGGACATCATCTACAACGAGAGGGAATACTCCATCAGGATATCGACCAGGTTCAACGACAAGTGGGGCAGGGTCGAGATAGGCAAGTGGGCTCTAAAGGAAGAGGATCCAGGCAAGTACCTGACCGAACCGGAACAGAAGAGGCTGGAGGAGGGAAGCCCGGAAGAGAGGGACGTGCTGCGCAGGAGGATCGTGATGGAGAGCATCGGCGATTCCTTCAGGAAAAGGGCGTTCATGATCCACGTGGTATCCACCGATGGCACCATCAACATGGTCGGTTGGGACATGGCGACCTCGCTGAGGAACGCCTACACGGAAGGCAAGCTCATGGTGAAGACTCTCCTCTCGCAGAACTCCGAGGCGATGATAGACAACGACGGCAAGATCATACCCTCAGTCGACCTCAAGGTCGTGTACATCAAGGAGACGGGCGAACTTGACGAGGACGGAAAGCCGGTCAAGGAGGAGAACGACTTCATGGAGAGGATAGACGGAATACTGTACCTCACGGCGACACAGAAGATAATAAAGGAGGCTGCAGCCTCCTTCACCGGTCTCTCGTGGAAGGAGACGCCGTACAACGGGAACCCGAGCGACCTCAAGGTTCTGATGCGGTGCGTCCCGAACGCCACGGAATTGCTCATGAGACAATGTTAAGGAGACCAAAAATGCAGTTCAACGAATTCATAAACCACAGGCAGAGGGAGGACAGGGAACACCTCGCCCTCCTCGCCAGAGTCCTGAAAAGCGGAAACGACAAGTTCGAGATCAAGACGTTCTTCGACGACGACGACCCGTACATATACATCAAATCGCCGTACGAGACATTCAGTTTCGAGGGCATAAGGGTGTATCCCCGCGGCGACACCTTCGCGTACAAGGTCCAGAACGAGGAGGACACGCATCCCTACGGAAAGGCTTACTCGCTCGACCTCGAGAGGATGTTCTCGGATTTCATGGGCGACAACCTCGAGGCTGAGGACGCAGCCAAGCAGGTGATGCTAAGCGCCAAAAGGGAGATAAGGACTTTCTTCAAGAAGACCGAGGAAGCCGAGGAGAAGATATCCGATTCGCCAGCGAAGTCGCAGTATCTGCTGAAGACCGGCGGGGCTGGCGACCTCAGCGCACCCCAGGACTACAGCACGATGGTCACGGGCAAAGTCTAACCGCCGTGAATCGCGGCGGTCGAGGCGTTCGCTCAATGATCCGAATCATATTCGTCCGAGTAATCGTCTTCGTCGTCCGAGCAATCACTCTCGTACGCCCTGTCCGCGACACAACTTTCGGCAAAGACCGTACATCTGTTGCCGTTCATTTTTTCTCGCCAGTTGATTTTATGGATGTTCCTGTATGTCGCCATTTCCATGAATTCCTTGAAATCATCGTAAGTGACCATCTCATCCGAGATGCCATCGTTCACGAGTTTTTCCATTTCCTCCTCATTCTCGGCTTCGAATATCACTTGCCCCTTGATGACCGGGTATGTCTCGCTCTCTCTGGAACCAGCGCCGGATTCGCCAGGGTCTTCCCAGGTCTCCCAAACAATGTCAAGAGTGTTGGATACAATTTTCATGAAGAATCTCCTTAAGATAACGGCGCTTCGAAGCAGCCGAGGTAACGCCATTGATTAACCGCCGAAAATCTCGCCGTTCTTCTCGATCTCGTCGAGAAGGTTTGGTCTCTGCCTCAATATGGACTTCACCATCGAATCCCACCAGAGGTACGCCATGCCTATCGGCTTCGGCATCTTCTCGAAAACGTTCCCTTCCTCGCTCTGCTCCAGATTGTTGACGCTCTCGAGGAACTTGACCATCTGATCCTCCTTGTCCTTCTTGCTTTCCTCGTCCAGTTTCTTTATGAAGAACATGTCGTTGGTGACCATGTACCAGAAGACGTCCTGCATGACGATGATGTCGTTGTAGTCGACCTCGACGCCGCTGGATATGTCGACGCATACGGGCAATACCATCTTCACGAACCTCTGCGCTACCGTCTCGGATCTAGATGCCATGATTCTATCCTTTCACGATTAATATTGCGGAAACGAAACCAGCCATGAATATGAAGAAATCGACCATCGAAAACAACGGCTTTGCGACGACGGCGTTTCGCGGCTCTGCCTTTGGGGCTTTCTCCGGGACCGGCATGACGCACTCGTCCACCGGTGGAGTCGAGGCGACGGGAGGGATCGTCGGCATCGAAGTAACCGGGAGTATGAGGGTGGTCTCCCTGTTGCACCTGGGGCAGAAGAAGCTCTCGAAGACCTTGGAACTCCTGCTCCTAACGCCCATCTTCCTGCACCCGTCGCAAAGATACAACGTCTTTTTCTCGAGAGTTTTCATTAATTCGACCCAGCCTTCGACAACTCGAACAGGTTCTGCATCTTGCCGTACACCAAACCGCCCAACGAATGGCTCTCGTCCCAGGTTTCCCAGTCTCCTAGCGACACCTTGTCGCCGTCACGGCTTATATCGGCGACGTAGGACTTGCTGGTCTTGAAGCTCGAGTACTCGATGATCAACGATTCCTTCCTGTCGGGATAGTCTTCCAAGCTCCCCATTTCGCCGATGTGGTCGGTCACTTCCTTGATCGAGCTAGGCAACTGCTTCTCCACGAGCCAAGCCTCCGCGATAAACACGTACTCCCTCAGTTCCCCGTTCGCTATCATTTTCTTCAGCGACTCGATGGATTCCATTTTCTCGTCCTGGTTTTTCCAGAAGCACGGCTGCAATCTCGTCACGCCATTGACGTTGAGAATGTACAGCGTGACATGAGAGCCATCGCTCTCGAACGCGGACCTAGATACTCTCTTCAAATCATCAATCTGGTCTATCAACATATTGCGATCCTTTCTCGATTTGTCTTATATCCTTACCAACACCTTTTAAGCGTCGCCGTCACGTCGACGTACTCGACCGCCTGCGGCTTGTCCGTGTAGACTCTGGCGCTGCCGTTGACGGAACTCTCCCACCTGGAGCTTTGCGTCGAGGAACACCCGGCTACAAACAAGGCTGCGAATGCGAAAATCATTGTCTTCATCTTTCTGACTCCTTTCCTAAACATATCATACTGGCGAACGAACTACAGTAAACTGTTTTCCATGAAATCGACATAGTCAGAGAAGTTTTTGGGGCATCCCCACTCGAACACGAAGGTGTGACCTTTCATCTTCGAGTAGAACTCGCCGATCCTCATCGGCTTGAACCTGCCGACGCTCACTTCCTTGCCGATGCCGGGATACGATATCCTGTTGCCTTCCTCGTCTTCCCCCGAAGTGCCTATGAGGTACGCGTTCTTGTTGTCGTACTGCTTGTAAAGGACGGAATCCTGGTTGTACTTCGACCCGACGTCCTTGAGGAAACCCTTGAGGCTGCCAACGTCGTCGCCGTCTTCGCCGAACACGAGGAAAGATATCTCCCTCTTCGGCTCCTTCTGCGAATCCGATCCGTAGCCCTCTATGTAGTGACCCTCAAGCCTCGCGAACTCGAGACCGGCATCCTTGATGTCGCTCTCCAGCCTGTCGCTCCTCTTGAGGTTTTCAGCCTTGTCGTGGGCGGATCGGAAAGCCGAGACTATCCCGATTGTCTTTTTCTCGATCCTGCCGAACAGTGACGATATCGATTCCTTTTTCCTCATGGTTCACCTCAAAGCCTATCTATGAGCTCCCTGAGCTTTTCGTACTCGCTCTTTTTCTTTTTCGGCTTCACGACCTCGGCTTCTGCGACCGGCTTCTTCTCCACGTGCTTCGAGGTCTGCAGGGAGTTCGTGCATGAGTGGCAAACGGACGGCCAGTTCCCGTCACGCGACTTGCCGTTGCTGCCGTTTATTTCGGAGAAGCAGTGTGGGCAGTGCGTGTAGTTTGGACCGCCGCCATAGAGGTCGAACTTGTATGTCGCGTCCGCGAGGAAGAAATGGGGCAATATGGGCACGTTGTGGAGGTAGTAGTCGAACATGTCGGCGTCGCAGTGCAGACCCCTGAACTTTGCTCCGCAACTGTCGCAGTCCCATATGGAGTACCTGCTGTAGTCGGAACGGAAAGAAACATCGCATTTCGGGCATTTGTATTTCATGTCAGACCCCGTCTTTCTCTTTGGTTTTACTCTGGAACAACCATGGGGTGCCAAACTATCAGCGAACGGCTCGCTCGCCGAAAACCTCGCCCAGACCAAGGCTTGAGACCTTGTCCTTTATCTCCTTGATGGTGGAGACTCCGCAGTTCCTGACCTCCCTCATGTCCATCTCTGTCTTCTTGGTCAGTTCCCCGACGGTGGTCACGTTCATCCTCCGCAAAGCCTTCCTAGCCCTGGCGGAAAACCCGAGGTTCGTCACCGGCATGTCGAGTATCTCCTCCCGAGACTCGGCGGAGACGGTTTGCCTCCTGCCCAGGAGCCATTCGTTGACAGCCTTGATCTCGTACATCTCCATGTCGTTGGATTCCCGGTATTTCATCAAGGCATATATGGGCTTTGGGAATCCATCGCTCGACACCAGCTCTTCGATGTCCTGGGGAAAAACGGACAGCATCGTCACGAGGTCTTTTTTGCGTAGGAACATTTCTGAAAGCCTCCAAGTGGAATACGGAAGACAACCGCATCAATTATATTGTTTTTTTTGTCCCGGTAAACATAAATAATCGGATGCCAGACCTATTCACGCCAGCTACGATGGACGCAAGCTCATATGGTCAGACCGGTTACGGTCCCACCAAGGACGTCAGCCAGTCCGTCATGAAGCCGAACCAGACCGTGCAGAAGGGAAGCCTGATGGTGTTCAGGTACACCTTCAACAAGCCGAACCACGATCCGTACCCGATGGTGCTCGTGACGGACAGGGACTATCCCGTCCCGTACAGGAACCCGACCAGGTTCGACGTGCGCGGGGTGAACCTGCATTACCTGGCTTTCAACGACATCAGGGTCCTGCTGCAGGCGAACTGCAATAACGTCAATTTTTCTTACGATACTTTGAAGCAGGGGCAATATATAAACCTGACAAGTGCCTTTAGGCAGTACAAGAAAAGCGGCATACGGCAGGTTAAGGTTTTGGACTGCGCATTTCTTCTCAATGTTCTCGCTTCAGTAAGGTCAATAAGTCCTTCAGAAGTTGAAGCGATCCGAAAATCTGTGCGGGAACAAATATCACGAATGACTAACCCGATGGCTGCGGCGACGCCATGAAATTAGTCTTTTGCTTTCGTAAACGGCGGGATTCGCAGTCTATTAAGTAAAAGGGAAAAAAGGTTCATAAATGGCTCAAATTTCGGACAACCTAGGAAGAGTAGTGGCAGCTCAGAACACCGCCAACATGACCCTGGAGCAGATAAGGGACATGCTCGGCACCAAGCTGAAAAGCCCGGTGGGAGAAGCCAAGTCGTTCGGCAAGGAAAAGTCGGGGGATCCGGCGCTCCAGAATATATCCGACATATTCACCCAGTACGTCAAGGACTTCAAGGCTGATGTCGATGACCGCAAGACCTACCTCGACGACATGAAGAAGGTGCTTGAGGAAATAAGGGACAAGAAGGAACAGACCGGCAAGGAGAAGAAGGATTCGGCAGCCGAAGTCGCGGACCTGTCGTTCATGGAGCAGTTCGCGAAGATGGCGATGAGCGCCACGTCCATCTACACGAAGGACGAGGAGGCTAGGAAATCCCTGACAGAGATAAGCACCACATTGAAGACCATGCAGCAGAGTTCCTCCACCAAGGTCGAGAGCGCTGTCTCGTCGATGGTCGAAATCAAGGGCATGGACAACCTGGAGAAGATGGCTCTGAGGGGCATGAAGCCCGGATCCATCTACACCAACGACGCCGGGGTTAGGAAGGTACTGCGCAAGATATCGTCAACCCTGAACAAAGTCGCGGAAAAGATGGGCGTAGTCTCGGAGAAGCCGCCGCCGAAAGATCCCGAGACTCCGGGAGGGAAACCACCGAAACCACCGAAAATGCCCGGGGGCAAGAATCCCTCGGAGCATCTGGATGACATAGTCGGAAAAACCAAGAATGAACCCAAGGAAGAAAAGGCGAAGAAAGGAAAGCCGGTAAAATTTAGCACTTATCAGGCGGAAAGATGGGCGAAGGATACGGAAGACATAATAGCGAATAAGCTCTTGGGAATAGACATGAGCAAATACATAAGCTGGGATGCACTTCTTGTCCAGGAGAGGAAGCTGGTGCAGGAGACAAGGGCGATAGCCTACGAGCTAAATGGCGCCACCAAGGGAAGCAAAGCCCTCACCGAATCGTTCGACGCCATGGGCAAGACGTCCGCCATGACGGGAAAGACTCGCGATGAATTCCAGAAATTATATGTGGACAACCTCAAGAAGGGCATCAGGGAAGCCAAGACGGCGCAGAAGATAGCCGTCGCCCAGCTCAACACGGAAGAGCAGCTTGGGATTGAAGCGGGGAATTTGCAGGACACGTTCTCGGACATGTACCTCCAGTTGAAGATGAATTCCTCGCAGGTCGCCGAAGTCGGCAGGGGGATGAGGGAAGTCGCCAGAAACACCGGCATGACCGGCAAGGAACTTGCTACAGTGATCTCTGGCTCGAAGGGTTTCGTGGACAACATGCGCAAAGCCGGGACGCTGACGACCGCGTCCTACAAGAACATCGTGGAACTCCAGGCGAACCTTACGAAGGTCGGAGAGACAAGCGGAGGGATGATGGAAGCCCTTTCCAGCACGAACAAGCTGCTGGCTGCCGACTCGAAGATGTTCAACCTGCTCGCCATATCCGCCTCGAGGGCTGGTCTGACGACTGAACTCCTCAACGGAAGCATCACGAAGAGCAAGGACAGCCTGAAGGGAATGGCTGGAGGATTCAAGAGCATAGCCAACCAGTTCGGCATAGCCGGAGAGACAGCCGAGGAGATGAGGAAAAACCTCGAGGAACTCGACGACGCCACGAAGAGGAACATAAACATATCTCTGGAGTCGGCTCTAGGGGTGGAGGCTGGGCAGCTCATATCGCAGTTCGAGGCTATATCCAACTCGAGCAAGACCCTCGCCGACAAGCTTTCCGACCTCAACGCCAAGAAGAAGACGAACATAACCCTGGACGAGAAAGCTGGCATAGCGGAGGAGGAGAGGAAACTCAGGCTCGGCAAGTCGCTGGAAGTCCTCACCGCCCTCGACAAGGCTGCGTCGTCTGCCACCAACATGGGTGACGCCCTCCAGAGCTTCAGCAAGAAGAGGAGCGAGTTCGAGGGTGACCTCAACGCGCTTGGCGTCGCATGGACATCCGAGACGGACGTCGCCAGGAAAGCTATAGAGGGATCGCTCCAGGGAGTGAACAAGCAGCTCAAGGATGCCGGCAAGAAAGAACTCAAGATAGACGCGTCGCAGATAGAGAAGGCTCTCAAGGACCCAGCTGCCATCAGGGAACTGACGGCTCAGATAACGAAGGCTGAGCAGGAGGCTTCGACCGCTTCCAAGGCTCAGCTCGACCCGGCATCCGCGTCGGCTCAGAGCCTCAAGGAGATAAACGACAGCATAAGGAATTTAGTAGGCGGCGGCTTGAGTGCCATATTCAGTTCCTCCTTCGGCGGAATATTGGCGACCTTGGGTCTGGTGGTGTCCTTCGGGGCGATGGCTGTACAATCCCTAGCCTCAATCTACAACTATTTCAAGGCGAAAGACGACGTTACTGCCATGTTTGAAAGCATTACAAGGTCTGGATTGCCACAAACAACCGAGAGAGGCGCCAAAGCAACCGAGAGTCTTGAACACCATGCGACGAAAGCACGTTCACTCTACACGCATGACGTCAACTCCGAAGAGTTACTGAAAGAAATCATTGCGACCCTGAAATCCGCCAAGTCGCAGGCTGGAGCCGGAGCTGGAGCCGGAACAAGTGGCGGCGGATTCAACGTGACGAAGTTCGACCCTCTCAAGTCCGAGCACCACGACCTGGGGATGTCGGCGGCGAAGAAGAAGGACAGCGAGCTGAGGGCTGCCGGCAAGAGCGGGATGTCCGATGAAGCCATGAAGAAGATGGCTGCTGGAATAGCCGCGAAGAAGGAGTCGGCGATTCAGGGTGGCGTGGTCGGGTTCAGGGACCAGAAGAAGCTGGCTGCGAAGACGGGAGGCGGCGAGAAGTTCAACAAGTCTCTGGAGAGGGCTGAGGAGAACCACACCAAGAGGAGGATGAAGTTCCAGAGGCAGGAGATGGCTCACGACATGAGGCGCATCAAAGGAGAGAAGAAGTGCGACCCATGCCCCGACACCAAGGACGTCGACGTGGAGTCTCCGAAGGGAAGCTCGTTCATAGAGGAAACAATGAGCATGCTCAAGTCCATCAAGCCGCAGGAGATGCTGCAGCTCGGTGCGATCATAGCGGCGATGGCTGTGGGTCTCCTGATCCTCGGCGCCGCGATAATGTTCATAGGCACAAAGATCATAAAGGCTCTCAACCTTGACTTGGCGACGGTGGCGGAGACAGCCGCAGTCATAGTCGCGATAGGCGGCGCAGCCGTCGGCATAGCGATGGCTTCCATGGAACTCATCGACATGCTCGAGGAGAACAAAAAAGCGATCAAGAAAATTTCCAATCCAAAAAAAGCCAAGGAACTCGCGAAGGTTGCCGGGTCTCTGGCTTTGATATCGATCGCCACCGTGGCTCTAGGGGCGATGATAGTCAAGGTGTCCGACATGATACTGAAGGGTCTGGGTCTGTCGCCATCCAGCGTGATGGAGACGGCGATGGTCATAGCGGAACTGGGCGCAGCCACCACCGGAATAGTGTTGGCTTCCGTGGGAACCGCGATGGTTCTGGACAAGATCAAGGGTATGAGCGTGATAAGCAAGCCCATGAAAACGGTCAAAACAATAATGAGCGTCGGCAAGTCCCTGCTGATGATAACCGGCGCCATCATCATCCTCGGCGCGGCGATCATGAAGATGAGCGAGATGATACTCGGCGGGCTGAACCTCAACCCTTCAGCCATAGCAGCCACGACGGCTACGATAGTCGCCCTAGGCGTCGGCGTCGGAATCATAGCCGCAGCAGTCTTGGCTGCCATGGCTGGTCTCAAGCTGGTTGGCGGAATGTCTAAAACGATCATGAAAGACAGAAAAACCATCATAAAAGGTGCAACCATACTGCTCCTCTTCACGCCAGCCATCATACTGTTGGGCGCCGCGATCATGAAGATGGGCGAGATGATACTCGGCGTCTTCGACCTCAACGCCGCGAAGGCTACGGAGATATCGACCGCGGTCGTGGCTGTCCTTCTGGGTGCCGCGATAATAGCCGGGGCTGTCGGCGGGGCGATGTTCGGTCTCGCCACCATCGGAGGCATGTGGGAAATAATATCCGCGGCAATTACGCCGATGACTATAGGCGCAGAAGTCCTTATGGTTGCGACGCCAGTCATACTCGTCCTCGGGGCGGCGATAGTGAAGATGGGCGAGATGATACTCGGCGCTTTCGACCTGACTGCCGCGAAGGCTACGGAGATATCGACCGCGGTCGTGGCTGTCCTGATGGGTGCCGCGATAATAGCAGGGGCGGTCGGCGGGGCGATGTACGGTCTCTCCGCCCTCGGGGGCATGTGGCCGATGATATACGCGGCGCTTACGCCGATGGCTATAGGCGCTGGGATACTTCTGGTCGCCACCCCAGTCATAATCACGTTGGGCGCGGCGATAGTCGCCATGGGCGACAAGATACTGGGGGCTTTCGACCTGACTGCGGCAAAGGCTACGGAGATATCGACCGCGGTCGTGACGGTGCTCATAAGCGCGGCGATGATAGCCGGGGCGGTCGGCGGGGCTATGTTCGGTCTCTCCGCCCTCGGAGGCATGTGGGAAATTATAAAGAGAGCCCTAAAACCGATGGCTAAGGGAGCAATGATACTTCTGGTCGCGACACCAGTCATAATCCTGTTGGGCGCGGCGATAGTCGCCATGGGCGACAAGATACTCGGGGCTTTCGACCTGACCGCCGCCAAGGCTACGGAGATATCAGCAGCCGTGGTGGCGGTGCTCGTGGCTGCGGCGACCATAGCCGGCGCCGTGGGAGCGGCGATGTTCGGTCTTTCCGCCCTCGGAGGCATGTGGTCGATAATAACCGGGGCGATCCCGATGATGGCTCTCGGCGCCCTTGTGCTGTTGGTCGCGACCCCGGCAATCATCCTGCTGGGAGGCGCGATAGTCAAGATGGGGGAGAAGATACTCGGCGGCTTCGACCTCGACGCCGGGAAAGCCAAGGAGATAGGGGAGGCTGTAGCCTCGATCATAAGCAGCGCGGGCTCGATAGCCATGACCGTAGCCAAGGCTATGGTCGGTCTAGCCCTTCTCGGAACACAGGCGGCGTTCATATGGGGATACGTCCCGCTCATGTGGATCGGAGCCAAGACCCTGATGATGCTCATTCCCCCGGTGCTGTTCCTCGGGGCGGCGATAGTGAAGATGGGCGAGTTCATCCTGGGTGTCCTGAAGCTGGACGCCAACAAAGCAAAAGAGATATCGGAGGCGATCACCGCCGTCATGTCGGCTGCAGCCAGCATCACGGGATCCGTCATCAAGTCGTCGGTCATGATGTCGATCATGGGGGCGCTGCTTCCCGTGGCGAAAGATATAGCCTTCATGGCTCTTCTCGGCGTACTCGCCTTCTCGATACTTTCCGTGCCTTTAATACTGTATGTCGCCGCCGTCCTCGGTTTCGTCAAGGCGGTGAGCGCGATCATGAACCCCAAGACCGCGGCGGAGATGAGCCAGGGCGTCACGGACGTGATGACAGCCTGCAGGAACGTGACCATCGAGATCGTGAAATCAGCCGCCTTGCTCGGGGCTCTAGGGTTGTTGAGCGTTTTCGGTGTTGGGGCTATACTTTATGCCGGTCTGATGTATCTCGGCATCGCGGCTCTGTTCATACTTTCCAAGCCGATATACGATTACGTGCGCACGATACGCGACTTCTCGAAGAAGGTCGGGTCTATAATCAACCCGAAGTTGGCGGCGGAGATGGGCAAGGGCATAACCGACGTGATGACCGCGTGCAGGGACGTGACCCTCGAGATCGTGAAAGCAGTGCCTCTGCTCATGGTTCTAGGTTCATGGGGCGGGTTGGGAGTTCTAGCCCTACTGTATGCCGGTCTGATGTATCTCGGGGTCATGACCCTGAACATACTCTCTGTTCCGATAGAACATTACATCAGTTCGATCGTGGCTTTCTCGAAATCGGTGGGGTCGTCGTTGAACCCGAAACTGGCGGCGAGCATGGGTCAGGGCGTCGCCGAGGTCATGCGGGCGGTCGCCGCGGTGACCGTCGAGATCGTGAAGGCCGTTCCTCTCCTCATGGTTCTAGGTTCATGGGGCGGATTGGGGGCTCTAGCCCTCTTGTACGCCGGTCTGATGTATGCTGGTGTCATGACCCTGAACATTCTCTCATCCCCGATAGGCTATTACATCAGGTCGGTCGTGGCTTTCTCGAAATCGGTCGGCTCTTCGTTGAACCCGAAACAAGCCGCGGAGATGGGTCAGGGAGTCGCCGAGGTGATGCGGGCGGTCGCCGCGGTGACTGTCGAGATCGTGAAAGCCGTGCCTCTCCTCATGGGTCTCGCCTCGTTCGGCGGGTTAGGAGCTATGGCTCTCCTGTACGCCGGTCTGATGTATCTCGGGGTGATGACACTCAACATCCTCTCCGCCCCGATAAAGGAATACATCGACTCCGTCGTGAGCTTCTCCAAGTCCGTGGGCGGCAAGCTGAACCCGAGGATGGCTGCGAGCATGGCTAGCGGCGTCGCCGAGGTCATGCGCGCGTGCAGCCTGGTGGCGGTCGAGATCGTCAAGAGCGCGCACATGCTCACGGCTCTCTCCGTGCTGTACATGTTCTCCGGGATCATGTCGAGCCTGATGGGCTACGGCACCGAAGCGCTGAAGGTGATGACCCCTCCGATAATGACGTTCCTGGACGAGATAGTGTCGATGTCGAAAAACCTTCAGAAGAAGGTAAGCATAAAGGAGGCTGCGAAGCTCGCGTACCTCATGAAGATGATCGGAGACCTTGTCCGTTCGGTGGCGAGCGTGGTGAACGACCTCTACAAGAACATACTCCCGCTGATGAAGGTCGGCTGGATAAGCGACTCCATAGTGGTCCAGCTCGAGAAGGCGATGCCGATGTTCCAGGCGTTCTTCGCGAAGGTCGCCGATTTCGTGAAGGTGGGCATAGTCGACGCCGTGAGGTCGCAGTTCTCCAACATGAAGGACCTGAGGGACGCGGCTAAGAAGATAGACGCGATGGCTCAGATACTGAGGCTCGTGGCTCCGGTGATGAAGATAATGTCCGAGAACATCGCCCCGATGACCCAGCCGGGATTCTTCTCAGCCTCGCCGGTCGAGAAGATATCGAAGGGCATGGTCAAGATGGACGGCTTCTTCAGGTCGGTCGCCGAGTTCGTCAGCGACGGCATCATCAAGCCGGTAATGGAAAAAATGTCGGACAGCAAGGAGCTCAAGGAGGTCGCGAGACGGCTGGCGGCTCTGTCCGTCATCCTCCAGAGCACGGCGACCATGATAGAGGCTACAGCCAAGGTCATAGGGTTCATGGACCCGACGTCGTTCTTCTCGGACGCCCCGATGGAGAAGATCATGAAGAACAAGGGCAAGTTCAGGACGTGGTTCAACTCCATAGTCGTGCTGATAAAGGACGGCATAATAGCCCCCGTCGCCCTGATCGGCGACTCCAAGGTGCTGAAGGACACGGCGATGAAGCTGTGCCAGATGTCGTCGATAATGAAGAGCGTGGTCAGCGTGATAGAGAGCGTCGCCAAGGCGATAGGCATGATGGACCCGAAATACATATTCTTCGATTCCCCGGTCGACAAGATCATGAAGAACAAGGACAAGTTCAAGGAGTCTTTCATAGCGATATCGAAGTTCATCAACGACGGCATAGTAAAGCCGGTGGTCTCGGAGTTCGGGGACGCCAGGGAGATCACGGTTGCCTCCGTGATACTGAAGGCTATGGCGAAGGCGATCTGGGCTGTGCCGAGGGTCATAACCGGTCTGGCGGCTGCGATAAGCCTCATGACCGACTCCAAGAGCTTCTTCAAGGACACCCCCGTCGACAGCATCATGAAGAACAAGGACCAGTTCGGGATTTACTTCAAGTCGATAGCGAAATTCCTCAAGGAAGGCATCGTGGACCCCATCCTGGACGAGATGGGCGACGCGAAGGACATACAGACCGCAGCGAAGATACTGAAAGCCATGAACAAGGTCATAACGTACATACCGAAGGTCATACTCGGCGTCTCCGAGGGTCTGATGCCCCTGATGCTCGGCGGGAAGAGGCTGGAGAAGGACACGCCGTTCGAGACCATACTGGACAACAAGGACCAGTTCGCGACATACTTCAGGACGATAGCGAAGTTCCTCAAGGAGGGAATCGTGAACCCAATCCTGGAGGAGCTCGGCGACGGCAAGGACATACAGTCCGCGGCGAAGACCCTGAGAGCCATGAGCAAGGTCATAAATTACATACCGAAGGTCATAAGGGGAGTCTCGGAAGGTCTGATGCCGTTGATGATGTCCAAGGACCTGACGAAGGACTCGCCGATGGAAAAGATCATGGAGAACAAGGCGGAATTCGAGATGTACTTCAGGTCGATAGCGAAGTTCCTCAAGGAAGGCATCGTGAACCCAATCCTGGACGAGATGGGCGACGGCAAGGACATACAATCCGCCGGGAAGACACTGAGGGCTATGAGCTCGATAGTCAGGATCATACCGTTGCTCATCAGCAGGCTGGCGAAGGCTTTCGGTCTTATGAAGCCGGAGGACTGCATAAAGGACTCGCCGATAGCGGCGCTGTCCAAGCACGCCTCCGAGTTCGCCGGGTGGTTCTACGAGGTCGCCACGTTCATGAGGCACGGGATAGTCGAGCCGTTGCTCGAGGGGGCGGTATCGCCGGAGGAGATAGTCTCCGCCAGCGAAGCCATAGACAACATCGCCGTCAACATAGAGAACGTTCCGGAATTCGTGTCGAGGCTTTCCACCGCGATATACGGTCTCATGAACTCGAAGTATTTCGATTACAAGATATTCAAGAACGCAAAGATGGTCGGCGACTGGTTCGGCGGAATAGCAAGGAGCCTGCTTGACGGTTTCATATACCCGATCAGGGAGATGCCCGACTCGACGGAGATGGAGGAACTCAAGACCCGCCTGTCTATCATATCGGACATCATACCAGCGGTGCAACAGGTCATAGGTCAGCTCGTGGCGAACATAGCTCCTCTCGTGACGAACAACACCTGGTTCTCGGCGTTGCCGATATCGATGCTTGAGAAGCAGACGAGGATATTCGGGGATTACTGGATGGGGATATCCGAATTCATCAACCTCGGGATTGTGCAACCCATAATCATGAACCTTCCGGAATCCAGGGTGCTGTCGGAAGCCAACGACCGAATAGTCGGGGTCTCAAAAATACTGGCGGTGGTCAACGAGGTCGTGGGTTATCTCATGTCGACCATAACCCCGCTCGTCTCGAGCAAGGGCTGGTTCTCCGATTTGCCGATAGTACAGCTCGAGAAGCAGACCAAGGTTTTCGCCGAGTACTGGAAGCAGATATCGAGATTCCTCAACGAAGGCATCATAAATCCGATCATGAAAAACCTCCCCAACTCCGCGGTCCTCCAGGAAGCCAACGACAGGATATCCATGACAGTCAGGATCATCGGCAACGTGGTCAACGTCATAAAGAAATTCTCCTCCAGCATCTCGCCGATGATGAAAGGCGGCTTCATCAACAATTCAGAGATAGCGAACGTGCAGAAAGCCACGAAGGATTTCGGGACATACTGGAACAACATAACGGTGTTCCTGAACAACGGTCTGATCAACCCCATACTCAACAACCTACCAGAGTCATCCGAACTTAAAGAGGTTCTCTCGAGAACGGAATTGCTTTCCGACGTAATTGAAAGTGTCAGGACTTCCATGCTGACATTCATGGAAGTGCTCGCCCCGATGATGGAAGGCGGCATTTCTTCCCCGATATCTGAAATCCAGAAATCCACCGAGGAATTCGGCGGAAGCTTCAAAGCCATCGCCACATTCTTGAGGGATGGATTGATAAATCCGATATTGGAAAACATTCCGAACTCAACAGAACTTCAAGAGGCGTTGCTGAGAATAGAATTGGTCACAGAGATGATAGTCGCAATAAAAACGGCAATGAGCACCTTGTCCGACTCCATCTCGAGTGTTTCAGAAATGGATCTAGGGTCTATGAATATCGGAGATATAGCTCTCCTTTCCGGGATGTCAAACAGCGTCAAGCCAAAAATTGGCGGCGGCGTTTCTGGCGGTGGATCTATGGGCGGCGGCGTTTCTGGCGGCGATGCCGTGAAACCGGAAAAATCCTCGTCGAAAGATTTATCCGAAGCATTGTCGAAAAGCAAACCTGCGGGCGTTTCTGGCGATGCCGTGAAACCGGAAAAATCCTCGTCGAAAGATTTATCCGGCGCGTTGTCGGAAAGCAAACCTGCGGCAGGAGCAACAAGCATTATCGGTGATGGCTTGTCATTGATTGGCTCCGCGATAGGCGGCGTTGCCAGCGGTGCGGCAAGCATTGTTACTGGTGGCTTGTCATTGATTGGTTCTGCAATAGGCGGCGTTGCCAGCGGTGCGGCAAGCATTGTTACTGGTGGCTTGTCATTTGTTGGCTCAGCGATAAGCGGAACTGCGAGCCTTGCGAAAAACATTGTCGGCGGTGGCTTGTCATTTGTTGGCTCAGCGATAAGCGGAACCGCAAGTCTTGCCAAAACCATTGTCGGCGGTGGCTTGTCACTGGTTGGCTCAGCGATAAGCGGAACTGCAAGCCTTGCCAAAAACATTGTCGGCGGTGGTTTGTCACTGGTTGGCTCTGCGATAAGCGGGACCGCAAGCCTTGCGAAAAACATTGTCGGCGGTGGTTTGTCACTGGTTGGCTC